ACCGCCAGCAGTGCGTTTTTCAGCTCATCCAGGCATGTCATAGTCCCGCTCCAATCGTTCCAGCGTCAGGTCCATCACCGGGGGGTGGATATCCTCCGGCACCTGGACCAGGGTGATCCGGTACTGCCTGCCGTCCAGTGTGGGCACGGCCACGTCCTGGGTGGACACCTCCGGGCGGCAGGGGCACCGCAGGAGCAGGTCCACCCGGGCCCCGGCGTTCAGGGCCGTGTAGTGCCGCCGGATGCCCACCGTGCGGCGCTGGTAGCGCAGGGAGCCCTTGGGGGCAAGCCGCTTCTTTGGCTTCTCACCGGGAGCGGCGCTGTTTTCCACCCGGTAGATGGTCACCAGCCCGTCACAAAAGGCCGTCTGCCTCGTCATGCTGTACCACCTCCCCCGTGATGTGGAGCCCCAGGAGCTCCGCGGCGAAGTCCGCCCCGAAGTCCTGGAGGGCCCCCGCCTGGGCATACCGGGCGTAGTCCAGCAGGAGCGCCCGGGCGGTCCCCTCGTCCCCGTAGTCCAGGGCCATACCGGCCCGGTGGTCCAGGTAGGCCATGCCCCGCAGGAGGATGCCCTCCAGCTTCCGGTCCGCCTCCGCGTCGGGCCAGGTCATGTCCAGGTAGTTCTTCGCCCCGGAAAGGAGCTCCTCCGGTACGCCTGCCATGGCCCTACGCCTTGCCGCCCGCGCTCTCACCGGCGGGGAGCTCCGTCACCCTGACCTCCAGGGCTGCGCCCTTCAGGCCGGAGATGTCCAGCAGGAGGAACGCGTTCTCATCCATGGCCCGTCCGTAGCCGTAGAGGAAGATTGCGTAGATCCTCTGCCGCTCCAGGAACTTGTACTCGTCGGAGTACTCGATCTTCCCGCCGCTCTGGGTGCCCAGGCCCATGAAGTACTTGGCGGGCAGGCCCATGACCGCCTTCCCGGCGGGCACCGCCGCCGACTGCACCACCGTGGTGGGGAAGGGGAACACGTCCTTGCTGTAGGTCCCGTCCGCCGCCCGGACCGTGGTGGCGGGGAACACCCTGGTGAAGTAGTCCTCCGGATTCACCACCAGTAGGACACGGGAAACGGCCCGGCTCTTGCCGTTGGGGCCCTTGGAGAGGGTGGCCAGCAGGGGGCCGTAGGAGGCGGGGGAGAGGTCCGTCACGGCCACAGCGGTCTTGTCGCTGTAGACGCCGTCCACCGCGCCGGTGAGCTTCTTCATCATACCGATGGGGGCGTCCTTGCCGTTGCCGGAGATGATGCCCGTCTCCAGCTCCACCGCCAGGGCCTCGCTGAGGAGCTCCCGGACGTACCGGTCCAGCCACGCGGGGCCCAGGTCCAGCATATACCGGTTCACCGGCAGGAAGGCGGTGAGGGAGGCCAGGGACAGGTCCAGCTCGATGAAGTTGGCGCTCAGCTCCGCGGTGATTGTCTTGCCGAGGGGGCCCCACTTGGCCGCGCCGCCGGTGGTGGACAGCAGGATCTTCACCAGCGCCCCGGTGTTCCGGAAGTCGATCTCCGCCAGGAGCGGGTGGCTGGTGACCAGGTCCTCGAACACCGCGTCGATGACCGTCTCCGGCAGGACCTTGTTGATGTTGGTGAGGGCCTGCTTGGGGTCGTCGGACTTCATGGCCCCGATGACCGCCTCGTAGTACTGCCGCTCCTGGCTGGTGAGCACCCGGCATCCCCGGGCGGCGAGGATGTTCTCGTCCTGGGCGTCCCGGAGGGCGCGGACGTCCCCCAGGATGCTCTCCCCAACGGCGTCCGCCAGGTCGGAGAATGCCTGGGTGAACTTCTCCCGGTCGTTGGCCTGCACGGCCTCGGTCATGCGCTGGAGGATGTCCGTGCGCTTCTGCTGGATGGCGTCCAGGTTCCCCATGGCGAAAAACTGGAGGCCGATGCCCTCCAGGGAGGCTCTCTTGCTGTGCTTCATAGTCGTTACTCCTTCCCGCCCTTGCGCAGGGCGCTCAAAAATGTGGCAACTGTTTTCGGCTCCGGCTCCGGGACCGGCGGTCTGGTCAGCGCCTGGAACACTGCGCTCCGGGCGGACTGGCTGACCGCGGCGGCCGGCTCCTCCTCCAGGACCTCCGTGGCAAAGCCCCAGGCCGCGGCGTCGGCGGGGGCGATCCAGGTCTCCGCGTCCATCAGCGCCTTGAGCTGTTCCGCCGGGATGCTGATCTTGGCCTTGTACGCCTCCGCGCTGGCTTCGGAGATGACATCCAGGTCCGCCGCCGCCTTGCGCAGCTCCTCCGCGTTCCCGGAGGCCGAGGACCAGGCGTTGTGGATCATCAGCAGGGAGGCCGGGTTCATGGCCCGCTCCTCCCCCGCCATGAACACCACCGACGCCGCCGAGCAGGCGAAGCCGTCGCAGACGGTGCGCACCCGGGCCGGGTGGTTCCGCAGGCTGTTGTAGATGGCCAGGCCCTCCGCCACCTCGCCGCCGCAGCTGTTGATATGGACGGTGATCTCGTCCACGTCCAGGTCCTGGACCGCCCGGGCGAGGGTGTAGCTGGACACGTCGCTCTCCAGATACTCCCAGGAGGTGATGTCCCCGAAGATATAGATTTCCGCCGTCCGCCCCGCAGAGGCCATGGAAAAGTATTTCTTTTTCTGGTTTCTATGTTTCACGTCTGTTCTCCTTCCACCACCGCCGTCAGCACCTTCTCGATGTCGGCGTAGTTCTTGGTCATAAAGTGCTTCCAGGCCCAGGGCTCGTTGATGAGGGGCTGTCCCAGCAGGGCGCGGATGTCGTTGACGCACTCCACGCCGGAGGAGATCAGCTTATCCACGCTGCTTGCCACATCCAGGAGGTCGATATGCTTGATCCTGCCGGTGTCGAACTGCACGAAATTCCCCCGCCGCAGGCCCTCCAGGCCGTTTCGCTTGCGGTTGATCTCCTCCTGGAGGCTGTCCGCCAGGGGGTCCACGCAGAAGGTGAGGAACTGCTCCGTGGCGCTCTCCACGTTCTGCACCGAGCCGTTGAGGAGGCAGGGCGGGATGCCGTAGGCCCGGGCGGTGAAGTCCGTCACGTCGTCGATCATGGCCCGGATGTCCCGAGTGGTGTCGCTGCTGTAGGTCTTGGAGGCCAGGGAGGTGTACTTCATCCCCTTCCACAGGGGCATCACCGCATTGTCCGCCTCCGCGAATTTGCGGAAGCCCTTGTTGCGGATCTCCTCGTAGGTCTCCTTGAACCGGACGTCTCCGGCGGCTGCGGTGTCCAGCTCCAGGACCCCCTTCTCCCCACGGGACTTCTGGTAGCCCCGCATCCCGTAGGCGATGAGCTCCCCGTAGGAGGCATAGAGCCCGTCTACCACCTGTTTAGCGTTCTGTGCCGCCAGCTCAAAAAACAGTACCTCCGACGCGGTGAAGGTCCTCTGGAAGGTGAAATCCCCCACCGCCACCTGGGAAAACAGGTCATCATAGAGGGCGTACTCCCTCCGGCAGAAGCTGTCCGCCACGTAGAGCCGCCCGCCGTTTTCCACCACCAGGGCCGTCCGGTCCCGGTAGAGGGTATAGACCAGCTTGTGCCAAAAGGCGGCGCTGGACTGATTCTGGTTGGGGCTCAGGTTCCAAAGGAAGTACTCCCGCTCCCGGACCTCCCGTCCCTCCAGGAAGGTCTTCACCTCGCACTTACTGATGGCGTTGGCCGTCAGGTTGACGCAGGCCTGGAAGGCAAGCTCCCGGATGTAGCTGCCGGCGAAGAGATTGAAGACCTCCTCTGCGGTGGAGGGCTCCGGCGCGTCCCGCTCCCGCAGGAGCCATTTGAAAAATCGAAATGCCATAGGCCCTCCTCATGTGATGACGCCCAGGTCGAAGCCCGCCGGAATGGCTTCCGGGATGCCGTCCTCGATGACCATCGCCGCCGCAAGGGCCATGAAGGGGTCCGTCTTGCGGCTCTTGCCCTCGATCTTGGCGTAGTAGTAGTTCCCGGTGTCGGTCCCCTCCTTCCGGCCGGAGCGGACCAGCTTGGTGTTGTTGGCCGCCCAGCGAAGGGAGGGCGTATCCCCCCAGGTGAAGAGGCGGCGGCTGAAGCAGCTGTCGATCACCGGCTGGACCTTCATGATGTCGCTGGGCCGGATGAGGCGGACGTTCTTTCGCTGGGAGGCGTCGAACCCCACCGCCTCCAGGGCCCGGCGCATCAGGGCATAGCGGAAGTTGTCCATAGCCAGTCCCACTATGACAAAGTGCTGGGCTGCTTGAGCGATATAGTCCGCCAGGAGCTCCGGGGCGATCTCCACCTCGTCCACCGCCGTCACCTCCCCCCAGTCCCGCCAGGGGGCCTTGATCCGCCCCAGGTCCGGCGAACGCAGGCACAGCCACGACCGGGAGATGTCGAAGCGCTCCTCCCCCCGCTTGAAGTGGAGGTCCACCGAAGCCCAGTCCCGCATGGAGGCGTAGTCCAGCCCCGCCGTGCAGTGCCACCCCTCCAGGTCCGGCAGGGGCCGGTCGGTGGCGGCGATGTTCTCCCAGTCCGTCACGGCAATGTCGGCGTCCGATTGGGGCAGGTTCATCCGCTTGGTCATGAAGGCCGGGAGCTTCTGGGGGCTCTGCTTCCACTCCCGGTACTCCCTGCGGACCTCCTCCAGGAGGTCCGGGCGGTAGGGGAGGGAGGGGTTGGCCTTCTGCCAGTTGGCCTCGTCGCCCACCTCCTCCCGGCTGTCCAGGCGGCAGAGGAAGGGAAGGAGCCCTCCGTCTGCCTCGCCCCGGTGCAGAATGCCCGCGGCAGTCTCCAGCAGGTCGTCCAGGGGCCCGCCCCGGATGTCGCCGTTGGTGGTGTAGTAGGTCCGCCGGGGGTGGCGCTTCTTCCCCAGGCCGGTGGTGAGGACGTTGATGTTGGCATAGTTCTCGTACTGGTGAATCTCGTTGAAGATGCAGATGCCGGAGCGCAGGCCGTCCTTGCCCTTGGGGCTGTTGGTGCGGCCCTTCATGACGGACCTGGTCTTCAGCCCCGTGACCTGCTCTTTGGTCCAGTAGAAGTGCCGCTTGAGCTTCCCGGTATGTCCGGGGGCCTCCAGGGCCTCGATGACATCCAGCACGGGCCGGGTGGCCTGCTCCTCGTTGTTGGCGCAGATGTCCACGTCGTACCCCCGGATGCCGTTGTAGGGGGAGAGGAGGCAGAAGCTCTCCAGGGCGATGCACCCGTCCTTCCCCGCCCCCCGGCCCAGCATCACCAGGGCGTCGGGCCACCGGGGCAAACCGTCCGGGCGGTAGGTGCAAAGGTGCAGGGCGAAGAGGAACGCCTCCCAGGGGTACACCGTCTCGAAGGGGAAGTACTTGGCCATGTCCAGGTAGTGGTCCAGCTGTGCGCTGTCCGTGCGAAGGTCCTCCTCCTCGAAGCACCGCCGCACATGGGCGCATAACAGCTTCTGGTCCTCGCAGGCCCGGACCGCGCCGCTCTCTACCTGCTCCAGGTAGGCGAGGACCCGCCTATCCAGTTCAGAGCACATCCCCGTCCCCCGCTTCCACGAAGTCGCTGGTCTTGAACCCCATGGCGTTGAAAAGCGCCATCATCTGCCTGGACACCTGGACAGCCAAGGATACGCTCCGGTTTTCCGTCTGCCGCCCCCGATCGTCCGTGACCGTCAGGCCGCGCCGGGCGATATCCGCCTTGAGCTCCTGCTGGAGCACCCAGAAGTCCAGATATTCCTCCACCTTGTCGGCATAGACCGCCTGATCCAGCCCCCGCTCCGACAGATTCTCCAGCATCGCCCGCTTCAACACCCGGAAGCTCTTGCTCTGCCGGAAATTCTTGGCTTTTCTCTGATCCACCGCGCTTACCGCCTCCTCTCTGAGCAGCTTTGATTTTTATCGCGCCGCGCGTGCGCCGCCCCGCGCGAAGCCCCGCCTTCTCCCTTGTCATGGACCCACCCGAGTAGGCCGGTCTGGATTAAAACGCGTTTTTTTCGACCGGGGGGTCACCACCGCTCCGGCGTCAGCGGCCCGCGCGCCTCCGCCTGGACCAGCCGCTCCGGGTGGCAGACCGTCTCGTGGCACGCCCGGCAGACGGAGACCAGGTTCCGCCGCCGCTCCCCGGTGGCCGGGTCCTCCACCCAGACCGACAGGCCGAGCTCCGGGTACTGGTCCAAGTGGCAGCGGTGGTGGACGATCTCCGCCCGGCTGTGCCTGTGCCGCGCCTTGCAGAGCTGACATTCGTGGTGGTCCATTGTCAGGACCTCCCGCCGGACGCGCCGCCAGGCCCGGCTGTCGTAGAAGCTGTTTGCACTCATGGGCGCCGCTCCCTTCGGCCTGTTCTGCACTGTCTGTCTTCCTCCGGGCTGTCACCTCCGGGCAAAACAAAAAGCCTGAACCAGCACATGCGCATCTTGCGTCTCGTGCGGCTCAGGCTCACCGGCTCAGGCTCAGGTCGATATTCAAAAATCGCTCCCGCTTGCAGTGGCGGCAGTAGACAAAGGCTTTCACTCTGCCGTCGGGAGGCAGGCGGAGAAGTTTCATCTCCCGGCACTCCGGGCAGTAGACCCATCCGTCCTTTACGACCAGTGTATCACGTTTTTCCATCACTTGCAAGGTGCATCCTCCTTTTTGTCAGTTATTCAACTATATTTCAAGTTAGTAATACAAATTAAAAATGTTTTCCAACGCTCTCAATGTGCCATGCGTACCGGTACTTGCCGAACTCATTCTCCGTGCTGTAGGTGCCGTGGCACCGTGCGTCCTTTGGTATGGGAATCTCCCCGCTGCTGTCCCGCCACTTCTCCGGCGGCGGCAGTTTCTCGATCAGCGACCGGGAGCAGACCCACGTTCGGGCGCTGATTGGGATGGTGATGCCGTCGGTGGCCTCCTTGTTGAAATACTTGGCCGTCCGGCGGAAGCTGTCTCGGGGATGGAGCAGAAGCGGCTCGTCATCCACGCCGCCCAGCTTCCACAGCCAACGCACCTCCGCCGGGGAGAAATCGCTGTCCCGGAGGACCAGGTGGATGTGATAGCGGTGGTCCCCGTGGCGGCCCTCGATCAGATAGACGTAGTCGAAGGGCGCACCCTTCTTCCATTTCTTCAGCCGGTACAAAAAGCTCCGCCACGCCCGGCGCACGTCCTGGAACCTCCCCGGCTCGTGCTCCCGGTCGAAGGTCAGGGTGTAGGTACTGCCCTCGAAGCCAAAGAGCGCGAGGCGCAGTTCCAGCCGGTCCACCCGGGTCCGGCACACGGAGGAGTCCCGGGGCGGACGGAGAATCTTATTCTTCTCCGTCCGCTCGTAGGGCGTGTCGCCGGAGGACAGCCGGGGGCGGATGGCCCGGCACTCCTTCACCAGCGGCCCGGCCCGCTGCCGCACACAGGTCCAGATCAGGTCCCCGTTCATGGGGCGCTCACTCCTTTCGGGGATTGTGTCCAAGTTGGACACATCGTGCATTTCCCCTTTTCTTCTCATGGAATGTGTCCAAGTTGGACACAACTTATGTTTTCTTCCTTCTGGGCGTATAAATCCGATTTTCAACGGCCCGTTCAGCCTTTCGCACTTCGCCCAGCAGCTGCTCCAGGCCCTTGATGACCGCCCGATTCTCTTCCATCCAGGCAAGGACCGGCGCGGTCTCCGACAAGATGTCCTTTGCCGCCCGGCGCTTTCTGCGGATACTGGCCAGCTCCAGCCCCAGGGCCAACACCTCGCCGTCCGAATGGACCTCCAGCTCCAAGGAGTGGTGGATGTCGTTGGTGATGGCGTTTTGCCTCCAGCTCGTCCGCTTCTGCCATGTGATAGCGCTGTTCGCAGTTCCTCAGGAATGTGAGGAAGCTGTCTATCTGTTGACTCGTCATGCGGGGCCGCTCTCCGCCGCCAGTTCCCTTAGCCGCTCCAGCCCGATCCGCTCCCGGCCCCCGGCGTCATAGCAGATGTTCTCATACAGCTCCAGCCGGGCCCGGAGCTCCGCAAAGGCCCAGCCCGCCGTGTAGAGCGTGGCCACGATCCCCTCCAGCGTGTCGATGCCGTCGAAAAGGGATTCATAGACGCTCAGCCCGATCGCCGTCTCATCGCTGATGTCGATCTCCAGGCCGTGCATTTTCACGATTTCACGGAGGTAGTCGAAAAGCGAGGCATCCGGGAACTCCGGTCCCGGGCCGCCGCCCCGGACCCAGGTCTCCCCGTTTTTGATGTAGAAAAGGTTCAGCGCTGTTTCGTAATTGTCGCTGGGATGATCTGTTGTAATACGTTTCATTTTGATCCCTCCTGTTCTCTGGGGCAACGCAGAATTGTGTCCAAGTTGGACACATCTTATGTTTTCACCTGCGGTTCCGGCAACGGCATCCAGTAGGTGACGGATCGATCCATCTGCTAATATCTTTCGTCCTCAAATGACACGCAACCGCTGGAATCGAATCCCAGCTCATTGCATTTTTGCATTGTGGACGTTCCTCCGCTATGGCTGGTTTTCCAAAGCATGAGCCTGTTGACGATGTGGGAGTAGGAAAAATCTACCCGAAACCGTTCTTCCTCATTCTCAGGAACAATGTTCATGAAGTCCAAATAGTCCTCAAAATAGCCAATCAGCTCCTGCATCAGCGAGACACATCCATTTACAATTTCCCTCTCGGAATGACTCTCTACATGTTCCGTCATTTCGTCCCCTCCTCCGGCCTGCGGCGGTAGGCGGTCCAGCAACGTCCGTACTCCTGATTTGGGTAAAGCGTGGCTCCGGTCTTGGTGTTAAAAACATAAACTGCGAATTTGTCTCCTGTCGGACCAGTCCACACCGATACAAGGCCCCATTTACCTTTGCAGTGCCAATTATCAGATTTGATCCACACCGGCTCCCCGTCCATCTCCCGAAGCTCCTCCAGGGTCAGCGGGCCGTTGGGCGGCGGGACCGCTGCTCGCCTCAACTGCTGGATAATCTCCATGGCCTCCAGCAGCACACTGCAAATCCTGGTCGGTGTGGATTTTTTGTTGAAGACCTCTGCCATCTGCTTAAGCACTAAATCGATGCTAAAATCACTGTACAGCACGGCCCTCTCCTTCCTCCAGCCCCAGCCGCACCGCCAGATACTCCGCGAACACCTCCGCCAGCAGTTTCCAAGCAGCCCAGCGAGCCTTTTGGCCCATATCGCCGGGCAGGGCGGCGAGGATGTTCTCGATTTTCCGGTATACCTCCGGTCCGTTTTCCTGGGGAGGCTCCGGCGCAGCGCTGGGAGGCGCTTCTTCCTCCGGCGGCGGGAGGGCGGAGGGCTTCTTCCTCCGGGCGATCCGCTTCGGGGCCTCGATGCCCTCCACGCCCGACTCCGCCAGCACGGCGCGAATCTCCGCCGGAGTGACCATGTTAAGTTCCGCCAGGACCTTGATGTCCTTGTGCTTGTTGGCCGCATGGGTGTAGTGGCGGACGATCTCTTCAGGTGTCATCTGCATACAGTTACCTCCGTTTCTTCCTCCGGGCTTTTTCGCCGCAGTAGGCCCGGATGATCTCATCCAGCTCCCGCTGGGAGGTGTTGGCCACCAGCTGACCGTAGCTGACGCCCTGGCGGTGGGC